CAGAATAAAAACAGGCTTGCAGGTGGTAAGCATATTTATATATAGCAGATCTAAATGCTCTTGGAGAAGCATCTTGACAGGTTTTAATATCTAATATATATCTATCTTGTTTAATGCCGTCTGGTCTAATCTTTACATTAACTCCTTGATACTCACCATAATAGCTATATTCAGCTTCTGTGATGTTATTGATTAAGTTCATAGCTAATTTATTAGACTTTATATTTTCTAATATTTTATCTAAACTCTCTTTGTCTTTATACGTTATTATAATTTTATCTGGATTTTCTCTTTCCAATTTTTCTTTTTTCTCTCTATGTGCTTTTAATCTAAGGTTTGTATCTTCTGGTAATACTAATATTTCATCTAACTCTGGCTCTAATATATGGCTGTGTACGGCAGTACCAAAGTTCATAGATGGGCTGCTTAGAAATGGCTTTTGATTTATAAGATGAAATACTGATTTTTGATATATGGTTTTTAGACCAGATGCAGATATTGCATCATTGCCATCGTGATATTCTGAATTTGTATCTTTTGTTCTAATCATTTTTATATTCAAGAAAATGATTATCTAATAAAGAACTTTCTATATGTTCGCTTAATTCTTCTGTTCTTTCTTCAATAAAAGATATTACAGAACCATCGTAATATTTTATTATTTCTTCCTTTGATATTTTAAAATAACCTTTATATTCTAATTCACCAGTTTTAAAATTATAACTGGATTGTATTTCTGGTTTTTGATTTTTATAATCTTTCATTTTTTTATTTTAAAAAAGCACCCTCGTCCCAAACACATTAAACCAAACTAAAGAACTTAGGTGCTTTAAAATTAAACTAACCTATAATAATAAATGTATGAAAAATACTAAAACGGCAGCCCAGTATTACCAGATTGCGTTTCAGTCTTTTTCTCCATCTTAGAGGGATCATTCCAGACCACAACAATATCCTTTCCATACTGATCTTTCTGATCTTTCTTGGATATTCTAAGACGTACAAATTTGTTACCTTTATAGTTCTCCACGACCTGTGGGTGGTTTCCTATTTTATCTAGGTTTAAGGTTACATTAAAAAACTCTCCATACTGTCCTTGAACAGATTTCCCACTTCCCAAATATATTGTTTCACTCATATTATTTATTTTAAAAGTTTACCATTGTTATTACTAGGTGCTTCCTTACCATTGGCACACCAATATCCAAAACGACTAGCTACTGCTATCACATCGCTTGTAGATATATCTTCGCATTTACCACCAGTCTTTAAAGTCCAGAAATCTAATGCTGCCTTTAAAGATGATTGTCTTATAATCTGATTTTGTGTATCATTCATAATCGTATAATTAAAGATGTTATAAATCCTATCTTAACCATCTTCTCTATCTCTGCGACTTTGAAGCTGCTAGGATCATTGAACTTGTTGTGTAATGTCATCGGAGTTACACCGAGTTTTTTCGCTAATTGCAACTTAGTCATACCAAGTTCTATTAGCCTCACTTGTAAATCTTGCTTTTTAAACATGACCAAAGCTAAGAAGAAAAATCTAAAAAACAAAATATTTTTTGTTTATATAAAAATAATTATTATTATTGAGGGAAATTAGGTAGTAACAATGCCCCTAATAGATCTATTAAATTAATCTATTTTTTTCTTTAGAAAAAAAATAGATTAATTAAATCTATAGATATATTATAACTATAGATATAATAATAATAAAATAATAAATTTTTTGACACCGACCAAATGAAAAACACAAAAAAAGAGAAAATAAGAAGGGAGGCTGAGGTCAGCCAGACTGTGTCGGATTTCTTAACTGAATTTGAAACCAGCGAAGAGACCTTTAGATTTGTAGACTTATCGTCTAAGAGATCGGAGTACAATAGAAAGATTGATATGGCTTTTTATGAGCTTGCTAAAAAGAGCATGGAGAAATTAGCCAAACTCGTTGTACTTATAAATGCCCATGAGATGTATCATCTGCATGAGTATAGACAAACTATTTTAAAACACAAAGCAGAAATTAAAAACATCTATGAAAAAATTAAAGATTGTAGACTTTGATGATGTCCTCAAGCATAGTGCTGAGGATCAAGAAACAAAAGAGATATATGTAAACGATATAAGGGATGAATTAGAGACTTTCTTTGATAAGGGTTATCCATTAGGTGAGTCATGTTATATTAAGTCCTTAGATGGGATCTTTAGCTGGCGTAAAGGTTTTCTGTATTGCTTTAGTGGCTACCCACAAAGTGGAAAGAGTGAGATGGTAAACTGGCAAATGATCCTACGAGCCAAACATTATGGTTCTAAGACATTATTATATTCACCAGAGTCAGATACTAAAGAATTAATTACAAATCTAGTAAGGGCTTATATAGGGCAGAATGTAAATCCAGAATTTAGTAATGTTTGTTCTAAAGAAGATTATGATAAAGGATTAGACTTTATACATGATCATTTTGTATTTATTGAGAATGAGGATGAGATGCCAAGCATTAAAACTCTTTTAGATGTGTTTCATAAGTTTTCTAAGAAAGGATATGAGTTTTTTGTTATAGATCCTTTAAACTGGGTGGTAGAGTCTACAGGAGAAAATAATCTATATAATTATTTAAAACTAACATTAACGTCTTTAAAACTGTTTGCTAGAACACATGGAGTATGCTCTATTTACATAGAACACCCAAAAACTCCAACAGTTAATAATAAGACAGGATTAATTCCGAAGGCTCACACTTTTGCCTTAGCTGGGGGATCTATGCACGCAAATAAATGTGATTGCATAGTTATTTTACATAGATTAACTAAGGAAGAAATAGAAGATAAAGTATCTAAAGGAGAAATATTATCTAGTTTATTAGAGAATGATAAAGAAAATTGTAATTTTGTTGAGTGGGAGACTGTTAAAATGAAGTCTCAAAGACTGAATGGTAAACTAGGATCTCAAGTTCTACAGTATGATTTTACTACTGGTAGATTTGTTTAATATTAAAATTTAAGTTATGAATAATGATCAAGCAATGAATATTCTGGTCAGCGTTTGTGAGAAGTCAGTACAGAAAGGTGTACTTACTTTAGCAGAAGCACATTTAGTTTTAAACGCTTTAGAAACTATGGGTGTGAAATTACCAGAAGTAAACGCTATACAAGACGCTGATGCCGAACCTGTGGAAGCAGAAACAGTTAAGGAAAAAAAAGGTTAGGTATAACTTCATCTGCGATGTAGATGGAAAAACCGAACAAAATATGGGAGAATCTAGTGATCCATGTCAGACTACTTATAACCATTGGATAATCTATAATGAGCATCTAAATAAGAGCATAAGTTTTGACATAGATCACTCTTCTCGCCAATATAATTTCTATCATAACCTAGAATTAATAGAAAAAAACGGAGTAAAAACATACAAATACAATAAAGAAATTATAAATAGAGAGAGATTTATCCTACTTTTAGGATGTGAAACTGAAAGGGAAGCAAAAGGTAATACGAAACATTGAGACATTCATATTGCATTATAAGATAAAAGCTAAGAAACACAGGTACGATGCTAATGATGATTATAAATGCTTTAAGAGAATCCATGCTATCTCTATTTTATTCCCAGTAAACGACAAATATGAACGCAATATGCCAGAAATAGAGTGGCAATTAAAAGAATTATGGTATTTATATTTCTACTATAAATATAGGCAAGAGGGTAAAAATAATACGTATTCACAAATAGTTACAAAATATGCTTAATTTTGCTTGTTATGGCTAACAAAACTTTACACAATAAAAAAAGACTATTGCAATCTCTGGAAAACCATCTGGGTATTGTATCTGCTGCCTGTAAGGAATGTGGATTATCTCGTACTACGTACTATGATTATTATAAAAAAGATAAAAAGTTTAGAGCTGCAGTAGATGAATTAGCTGATGTAGCATTAGACTTTGCAGAAACATCTTTATTTAAACAGATAAAAGATGGTAATCCAACATCTACTATATTCTATTTAAAGACTAAAGGCAGAAATAAAAGAGGCTATGTTGAGAAACAAGAGGTAGAACATAGTGGAGGAGTAGAATCTACATTAATACAATGGAAGCCAGCAGAAGAGAAATAAGGTGCAATAAGCAGTTTTATCAAACATTAAATAGCAAGAAAAGAATAATATGCCATCAAGGAGGATCTCGTTCTGGAAAGACCTTTTCGTTATTACAGATAATTATCTATTGGATGACTGTAAGAAAAGATCCTATGGTTATTACAATAGCTCGTAGGACACTACCAGCGTTAAAAGGATCTACTTTAAGAGACTTTCTTGATATAGCTAAGACCACAGGTATCTATCATTTCTCAGAGTTTAATAAAACAGAATTAACATTTAAGTATAAAAATCATCTCTGCGAATTTTTATCATTAGATTCAGAAATAAAGATTAGAGGTAGAAAAAGAAATATTGCTTTTCTTAATGAGTGTAATGAAATAGATAAATCAAGTTTTAACCAGATTGCCCTTCGTACAACAGAGAAAATATTATTAGATTTTAATCCGTCTGATGTAGTATCATGGGTTTATGATGTTATGGCAAGAGATGATTGTGATTCATTTATTACTACTTACAAAGACAATTACTTTATAGATCCAGAGGTTAAAAAAGAGATATTAAGACTTAAAGATGTAGATAAAGAAATGTGGAGGGTATATGGTGAGGGCAAGAGAGCTAACTGGAGAGATGGGCAGATCTATGATAATTGGAAGTTTATAGATCTAAAAGACTTTCCAGATAAAGAACAAGCTGAGGTAGTATATGCTTGCGATTTTGGCTTCTCTAATGATCCTACTGCAGCCTGTATGGTCATGAGAAAAAATGGTAAGCTCTATGTCCATGAGCTATTCTATGCCAAAGGAATGACTAATGAAGATATATTTACTGAGATAAATAAACTAGGATTAGAACAAGAGCTGTGGATCTTTGATAGTGCAGAGGCTAAATCATTAGAAGAAATGTCAAGAATGGGTTTGTATTGCAAAGGATCTATAAAGGGAGCAGGATCAGTTATGGCAGGAATTAATCAGATTAGACAATATGAGGTATATGCCTCTAAGGAGAGCAAAAATCTGCAGAAAGAATATACTTGGTATGTTTGGGAGCAGGACCGAGAAGGCACGAGAATAAATAAAATAAAGCAAAATTCTATGGACCATTGTATGGATGCTATCCGTTATGGAGTTACAACTGGGCTTAGTAAACATAGAGATCTAGTAATAGTGTAATCATGGTTTCATAAAATTATGTATTTTTGAATAAAATTTTCTTATGGCGAGCTTTTTAGATAGAATCAGAAATAGTATTAAGGCGTTTAACACAAATGTAACAGCAGAATCTTACAATAAATTCATATATAGTTTTCTGGGAGATAACATAATTTCTAACAATGTTTATGATGATGATTATATCAAAAAAGGATACTCACACAATACAAGTATTTATAGCATCATAAATCTTATTATTCAGTCATCTACCTCAGTACCATTTAAGATCTATAAGAAAGTAGATGATGGTGCTTTTAAAGAATATAAATCTTTAACTACTAATGGCTTAAATCAAGAGTCTTTATTACAATCTAAACTATTGCGTAAATCTACTTTTGAAGAAATAGAAAATACTGGATTACAGAAACTATTAGAAATGCCTAATCCTACTCAGAGCTTTTCTACATTCTTAGCCGAGATGATTGGATTTGGTAAGCTAACAGGTAACAGATATGTCTATGGTATTTACCCTAACACCAGAAAAGATAGAGTAGTACAACAATTATATAATTTACCAGCACACCTTATAGAAATCAAATCTGCAGGAATATTTAAGCCAGTAGATAAATATGTTATGCAGTATAGAAAGCAGCAATATGATTTAGATGCTAGTGAAGTATTACATATTGCAGACTGGAATCCAGATTATTCTACAGGTCAAGGATCACACTTATATGGTCAAAGCCCTATAAAAGCTGCTATGAGAGTATTAGCCACTAACAATGAAGCTATAGAAACACAGCTAAAATATTTACACAATCAGACTGCAAAAGGCATGCTCGTTCCAGATGACGACTCTCTCACTCCTGTGCAAGCACAACAATTAAGCGATGCAATGCAAAGAAATTTTGGTGGATCTGCAAATGCTAATAAAGTGATGATTACTGGTAAGAAGTTTAGCTGGGTTAATTTTGGTTTATCTACTACTGATTTACAATTATTAGAAACATATCAAGCATCTATTGCTGATCTTGCAAATGTCTTTGGTGTACCTGTACAATTATTAAACAATACAGACAGCTCTACTTATGACAACTATAGAACAGCTAGAAAGGTAATGTTTACTAATGCTGTCATTCCAGAGCTTAATAGAATAAGAGATGAATTTAACAGATGGCTAGTACCACAGTTTGGTGAAGATCTATATTTTGATTTTGATTATACTGTAATACCAGAGCTTATGCCAGAGCAGCAACAATTAGTAGATAATCTATCTAAGTCTTATTGGCTTACTACTAATGAAAAAAGAGAAGCTGTAGGATATGGTGTAATGGATGATATGCCAATCGCAGATGATATGTTAGTGCCTAGTGGATTTGTTGCTATCTCAGATCTGGATATGTCAGTAAGTGATGATTTATCTTTTCCTCCAAAGCCAGAAAGAGCTGAGGCAGATGCTAATGAAGAGCCAGAAATAGTAGATGAAGAGGAAGTAGAAGAGATAAGAGAAGAGGAAGAAAAGCAGGAAATGAGTGCTAGACTTAGAAAGTCTTTACAAAAGAAAGCTGATGATCATAATGAAAAGGTAGGAAATGTAGCTAGTAAAAGAACTAATGTAAGAACTTTATATGCAGTATATAAAAGAGGTATAGGTGCATATAGAACTAATCCAGAATCTGTGAGACCTAATGTAACTGGTCCAGAGATGTGGGCAATGTCAAGAGTAAATTCGTTTTTATATGTTTTAAGAAATGGTAAGTTTAGAAGTGGTAAACACGATACAGATCTTTTACCAGAAGGACATCCTATGTCTAGTAAGAAAAGCTCATCTGAGGATTCTATAGTAAAGAGATTAGTAGATGGTATGACAGATGTATATACAACTGAGCAAGAAGCAGAAGATAGAGCAAGAGAATTAGGTGGATCTGGCAGCCATAGCCACACTATGGATGGCACAGATGTATTTATGCCTTTTAATACTCATGAAGAGTATAACGAAGCAGTAAAAGAAACCAAAGAAGAAATGTATAGCGACTATCCTAAGTCTGCTGTAAATAATGCTAAAAGAGCAAAAGACATTAACGAATCTTTTAACAATCCCTGTGCAACTTTAGTTGGTAAAAATAGAGCATCTGATCTTATAGCTGGTAGAGGTCTCTCATTGGCAATCGTAAAGAAAACGTATTCTTACTTGTCAAGGGCTAATGAATATGTTACAGGTAAATACACAGATGAAAAAGGTAAGCCTATCTGTGGTGATATTTCTTATGCTTTATGGGGAGGATCTATAAAAGCTAAAGGAGTAGATAGTGATCCTATGGCTAATTGGTGTAAACGTATTATTGAAAAAAATGAAAATTAATGTCTACATCAAAAGTTATAAGAAGCATCTTCACTAAGAATCAGAAGAAACGTCTATCACTAGAGTTTAGAAAATTATTATTATACAGCCAAAAGAAAAATAATTCTTTAGTCTATAAGTTTTATAAATCAAATTTTGATAAAGCTATACAGATGTTTAAAGAAGATGAGAATCCTAATAATCAGAACTTTGCTCAGTTATTCAATAAAGAGGATATACATAAACTTAATTTAGAGTTATATAACGATATAACTAAAAGGTATTTTAACTGGTACAAAAAACATTTAGTAAAGTCTATACCAAAACAGCAAGATGAAGCTCAAGTAGAATATGCTACCGATAAGTTTATTCAAGACAAAGAAAACTATATTGCTACAGGTGCAAATATTAAAACTGTACAAGATACAGCCTTAGTAGAATTAAGGTCCGTACTACAAGCAAAGCTAGACGATCCAGAGTTTATGGCTTTAGGTATAGAGGATAGAGTAAGGATATTAACTAAAGACATGGACTTCAAAGCAAGATGGATGGCTAAAAGAATTATAAGAACAGAGAGTACAGCAGCAGCTAATCTAGGCGTTAAGGTAGCTGCAGAGAATATATTTGGTACAGATATGCTACAAAAGGAATGGATAGCTACTATGGATGATAGAGGTAGACCTGCACATCAAGCATATTCTGGTACTGTAAAACCTTTTAATGAGCCATACGAAATAAATGGTAATAAGATGATGTTCCCAAGTGATATGACTATGGGAGCTGCAGCAAAAGAAATTGTAAATTGTAGATGTTTCTCTGCACCTTTTGTGGCTACTGAATATACTGAGCAACAAGCATTAGCTATCAGAAAGGAGTAAAAACATTTATTATTTATTTTATTTATTTTTGAAAATAAAAATTTAATTATGAGCAATCTTATATATAAACAGGGAGAGATAAGTGATATTGATAATAAGTTAGGAATAGTCAAAGGATATGGTAGTGTATTCGGTAATGTAGATTCAGATAATGATATTGTACAAAGAGGTGCATATTCCAGAACAATTAAAAACAATGGATCAAGAGTAAAGTATTTATATCAGCATGATATTACTAAACCTATTGGAAAAATAAAAGAATTAGAGGAGGATGACTATGGTTTAAAATTTATCGCAGAAATCCCTAAGACTACATTTGGTACTGAGGTATTAGAGCTTTTAAAATATGGAGTAATTGAAGAAAACAGCGTTGGCATGCAGGTATTAGATAGAGAAAACAGAGAGGATGGTGTAAGAGTAATTACTGAGGCTAAGTTATATGAGATAAGTGCAGTAACCATTGCTGCTAATGATCAAGCAAAAATATTAGATGTAAAAGGTAAATCAGAACAGATTGACTATTACACAAAGAGATTTGACAATTTAATTAAGCTAGTTCGTAAGGGAAACATTACGGATGATCTTGGTTATTTAGTTGAATATGAATTAGAAGTTTTGAAGTCTTTGATTGCTCGTGATAACACACACCAATCGGAAAAAGAACCAACTCGTAGTAATGTACACTTGGAAAATAAAGAAGATGAAATAACCTCAGATTCAATCTTTAATTATATGTTTAACAGTTTAAATTCAAAATAATGGATGAGAATATAAAAAAACAGTTAGATGACGTTTGTAATATTATTGATGAGAAGCTAGAGAAAAGTTCAAAGGCAATCAAAGATAATGTTAATAACGAAATTGATACTGTAGTAAAAGGCGAGGTAAGTAACCTCGTTGAAAAACACTCTGAATTAGTTGAAAGATTAGACAAAATGGAAGTTGAAAGTAAGAAAGACGACTTCTCTGATGTTTATAAAACTAAGTCAGAAAGATTTGGAGAGGCTATGGAAAATAGCGAATCCTTCAAGGCTTATAGAGCTGGATCATCTAATTCTGCTTCTTTTGATATTAAGGCAGACGTTTTAATATCATCTGATTTCTCTGGTGCTGGATCATCAAGAGATGCTACAGGTGTAGAAAGAGTTGCAGGAATTAAGAGAGATCCGTCTCATGTAAGCTCGGTTATGGGAATTATCCCTGTTGCTAATACATCTGCGAATGTTATTAGATATGTAAAAGAATCAGCTTACACCGATGGTGCAGCTAATGTGGCTGAGGGAGCTGCTCCGACAGAGTCCGAGTTCCAGCTTGAAGCTGCTGATGCAATCGTACAGCGTACTTCTGCAACTATGACTATCTCGCAAGAAATGCTGGATGATACAGTTGGTTTGCAGGCATACCTTTCACAAAGGCTACCTGCTAAAATTATGACTGTAGTTGATGATCAATTACTAAATGGTTCTGGTACTTCACCAAATCAATTAGGTTTGATGAATGGAGGTACTACTTTTGCTGCTGGATCTTTTGCTAATGCTATTGAGTCAGCTCAAGAATTGGATGCCTTGATAGTGTCAGCTAACCAGCTTGCTCTTAGTAATTACACAGCTACTGGTATAATCCTCAATCCTAGCGACTATCATAAGATCTACCTGCTCAAAGACAGCACAAATGAGTACTTGAGAGGTAATTCTATTGTTACAAGTGATGGTTTTACTAGAATCAATGGAATCCCTGTTTACTTAAATAATAAGATGGCAGCAGGTTCTTTTGTAGTTGGTGATTTTGCTCAAGGATCGCAAGTGTTCCAGAGACAGAATATGACCATAGATTTTGGCGTAGAAAATAACGACAATTTTGAGAAAAACCTTGTTTCAGTACGAGGCAATATCAGACTTGCTCACGCTATATATCTACCTAAAGCGTTTGTTAAAGGCTCGTTTAGTACAGCTAAGACTGCTTTAGAAACATCATAATTAGTTTAACTAATTAGTATAAATTAAGGGCAACTAAATTAGTTGTCCTTTTTTTTTATCTTTACACCAAACAAAATTTAAGTATCATGAAAATTAAATTATTAACTGAGATTATTAGGGATAACGTAACTTATCAAAAGGATGATGTTATAGATGTACCAGAAGAAAATGCTAAAGTATTTATAGCTAATCTATGGGCAGAATACATCACTAAGAAGGAAGCAAAACCTAATAAAGAAACTAAAGAATATAAAGGTAAAAAGGAAACAAAATGATTTCATGTCAAATAGATAGTGTAAGTGGATCAGAGATTGTATCATCTTCTGAATTTAAAAGTTTTGCAAGAATAGATACATCTGATGATGATAGTATTGTAGCAGATATAATTAAGGCTGCTAGAATGAAATGTGAGGCTATAATTAATAGAGATATAGTTGCTAAGACAAGAACATTATTTATTTCAAATGTAGATTATAGTGGTGAATATGGTAATCTATATAGAAAAAGAATGAAAATAGTTTTACCATTTGCACCTATTGCTAGTATTACTTCTGTTCAATCGCAAGATTCTGATGGTAATTTAAGTACAGCATCATACGAATCTTATGGGTTTGATGACAAGTATATAGAGCTTAGTTCTAGCGATTCTAAGAACATAAAAATAGTTTATGTAACATCTGGTATGAATCACGAAGATCTTGCCTTAGCGATCAAACAATTAGGTGCTTCGTATTATGATAACAGAGCTGACTTTGTAAAAGGTACTATTGTGGCAAAGTTGCCTACTAACGTACAAACTATTTTAAGCCCATATATTTATTATAATGAAGTATGATAGATGCAGGAGAACTAAGACATAGGATAACAGTAAAACGCAACACAAATAGTGCTGACGGCTATGGTGGGTTTACTCATACGCAATCTACAGTTGGAACATTCTGGGGTAAGAGAGAATACTTAAATGGTAAAATGATATTTAAAAATGGAGAGAGGATCTTACAAACAGGTATAGAGATTACTCTAAGAAAAAATACAGCTACCACTAACTTGCAAAAAGGAGATCTAATATTCTTAACAGGGGATACTAATGAATATAGAATAAACGATATGTATGAGGTAGATCTTTATGAATATAAAGTAATGGCAGATAAAGAAGAGTAATATGGCTAAACCAATGGATTTAAGAGCTGGTTTAACTCCAGCTAGTAAGAAAGCGTTTCAAGATAGGATGGCACAGCTATCTAAATTTATAGCACCAAATCAAGGGCTAGCAAAGCTGCTTGCAATGAAAGGTACTCAGATGCTTAAAGAAACAGCTAAGATAGTACCAGTAGATCAAGGTGCTTTAAGACAAAGTGCTTATATATCTGGTAATGATAAAGACATTGAAATAGGATATAATGCAGAGTATGGAGTATTTGTAGAGTTTGGAACTAGAGGTGAGCAGCTACTAAGTGCAGATACTAAGACAGTAAAGAAAACAAAGAAGGGTAGATTTCATGGAGAAAGACCATTCTTTTATCCTACTATAAACAGAGAATTAGATACTTTCTCTGATGAGTGGAGTGCAGAAATAGTTAAACTATTAAAAAAGAAATAAATGAAAGATGCTAGTCATTTAATTAGGAAAGAGATATACGATGCCTTAACAGGTAATGTAACACTAAATTCAGCTACTTTACCAGTATATAATGTAGTACCTAACAATGGTAACTATCCTTATATCTATATCTATTCTTTATCAAATGACGAGGCAGATGTAAACAAAGACAAGTATAATGCTAATGTCATTACGAGAGTAGAAGTAGTTACAGCTTTTGCTACAGGTACTGGAGGACAGCTAGATTGTAACTTAGCAATGAATCAAATATCTCAATTACTTGTAGATAAGTCAAGTTTTTTTGATCTATCATCAAATAACTTTAATGTCTACGCTGCACGAAATAATGGTATTAACTATATTACAGAGGATACTAGAACTAGAACTCTGTATAGGGCTATACTAGAATTTAGATGCACAGTAGAAGAGATATGAAGAAATTAGAATTATATAGATACAGTTCACAGAAAGATAGTACACTAGGTTTATTATTTATAACTGACTATGAGACAAACAAAAAGGAGTTTCTTTGCTTTACTCTTGAAGATGAAAAGAGAGCTGTCAAAGTTTATGGAGAAACTAGAATCTCAAAAGGAGAATACAAAGTGGTCTTGCGAGAGTATGGAGGACATCATGAACGTTATAAAAAAAAGTTTCCAGATTTTCATAGAGGCATGCTGGAGTTTCTTGATATTCCTAATTTTACTGATGTTCTTCTGCATATTGGGAATAATACTTCTCACTCACATGGTTGTCTACTTTGTGGGTTTAGCATACAAGAGAATCTTATCAAAGAGCCGTTTCTAGGTCAAAGTACAGCAGCTTATAAATATATTTATCCAAAAATTGTAGATTTGATTGACACGCAAAAACATCTCTCAATTAAAATTATTAATTTTGAAGAGAATTAAAATCTACAAATTATGCCAAAAGAAATCTTAGACAAAAAAGTTGCCATTGATTTGGACTCGGATGGGAGAAGCGATATAAAGCTGGACATTAAATTCATCGGATTGTTGGTTGGTGGTATAATATCATTGACTATGACATACTCACAATTAACTGCAGAGATAGAAGTAGCTAAGACATTACCAGAGTATAAGATAGAGCAAGACGATACTAAAGTTATCAATCAAAAAATAGATTATCTAATAAAAGAGTTAGAGAAATTTGAAGATCAAACTAACAGAAGATTAGAAACATTAGAAGATAAAGTATATAAAAGATAATATATGAAATTATTAAGTGATGTAAGTTTATCAGAAAGTGATGTCAATAGTCAGTTAAAAGTAAATCAAACATTATCTAAGATTAATACTCTAATGGATGTAGCTGATGGGTTAAAAGAATGGGAGGGTGTACAGAGAATAGAAATCTTTTTAAGAATTGAAAACAAATTAATTGATTTAATAGATGAATTGTAATGGCTGTGAATTTAATGAATGTGGATTTTGTCCTTTTGGGAATTACTCTTCTTAGTGCATTGTTTACTGGTGGTTTTATTATTTATATATGGACAAGTGAACAAGAGGATAAATGAATAAAATATTAACTAAGATTTTTGGTGATGCTGGTGTTAGCATTGTAGATAAGATAGCTGGAGTAGCTGATAGATTTATTAGGACTAAAGACGAGAAAGCAAAATTCCAAAAAGAAATGGAGCAGATCTGGATTCAAGCTGAATCAGATATGCAAAAGAATGTTACTGAAAGATGGAAGTATGACATGATCAATGGTAATGTACTTAGTAAATCAGTAAGACCTATTGTACTTCTTTTCTTAATATTTTCTGTAGTTGTTTTAGTATTTGTAGATTCTGGTAGTGTTAAGTTTGAAGTATCTAGCGAATGGATTGAGCTATTAAAAGTTTTATTGATGGTTACTGTATCAGCCTACTTTGGAGGTAGGTCATACGAAAAGGTAAAGAACAATGGCTCGTAAGTTTTTTGTAAAAGCGTATGAGGCTAAACCTAAAAAGAAAAGGAAAGGAATACATAGCAAAAATAGAAACACTAATCAAAAAAGTGGCAAATACTACAAAGGACCAAAGTACAGAGGACAAGGAAGATAGCCAAGTATGTCGCACCTGTAAAAAAGATAAGCCACTTACCCAATACTATAAACGAGATAATAAGAAACATGAAGTACATTGCAGAGCCTGCCGTAATAAACAAAGAGATAGAAATCATAGACATTGGAAACAAGAATTTATTTATAAGCTAGCTAATCATGTTAAATTAGAATGTGTTATCTGTGGATATAATAAATCATTTAGTGCTTTAGACTTTCATCATGTCAATAAAAAAAACTTCTCTATAGCAAGAATCACTAGAAACTTATCATGTAAAAACTTTACTGATGGTAAAGTAGATAAGATTATTCATGAGATAATATTTAACTGCGAGATACTTTGTGCTAACTGTCATAGAGAGGAACATACTAAGCATATTATGAAAATGATAAAATAAGTATATTTGCTATTAATCTGATAAAAATATATTATGGGCGTAACATTAACTGGAAAAACCATTGCTTCTACTTACACCTTTTTGCTCAAGGTGTCTGGCAATTCAAACATAGGATCTTCAATAAAAAAGATAAGTGATGGTGATGGTAATGAATCAAATCTATATTTATCTACTACGCAAACATTAGTAGGTGCAGGATCTGTTAGTGTTCCATCATTAGCAATATTTGGATCTACCACAACTGGTTTATATTCACCTAATGCTAATCAGTTAGGTGTCTCTATAGCAGGTTCACAGAAAGCCTTATTCTATAGTGGAGGACTTACCCTCACAGGCGATATAAGCGTTTCTGGTGGCTTTAAAGATAGCAACAATACATTTGGTACATCTGGACAAGTTTTAGCCTCTACAGGCTCTGGAACTGACTGGGTAAATCTAAGTGAGATCTCTGGTATAGATGGATCTGGTACACTAAATACTATACCTAAGTTTACACCAGATGGTAATACTATAGGAGATTCTACAATAACTGATGATGGAACTGATGTTACTATAGCAGCTAATGTAAAATTAGGAGATGTTAAAGAAATACAACTAGGAGCTAGCACAGACCTTAAACTATTTCATAATGCTACGGATTCTTTAATTGTAAATGAAACAGGTAATTTATATTTAAGAAATAAAGCTAATGATAAAGATATTGTCTTTGATTCAGATGATGGAAATGGAGGTATTTCTACCTATTTGTTTTTAGATGGTAGCTCTGCTCAATATAGTAGTGGTGCTACACAGGCTCTCTTTACTGTATTCCCAGATAAATCAAGAGCTGCTTTTGGAGACGATAAAGAATTAAAAATATACCATAATGTATCTAGTTATATACATAATACACAGGGTGTTTTAAATATTGATAGTGATTTAGGAAATCTAAATTTAACATCTGCTCAAGCTGATGTTAATATATTTGCAGCATCTTCTAGTTCTGGTAATGTAAAATACTTAGAAGCTGATGGGAGTAATCAGAAAATAAAACTCTACTTTGATGGTAATCAAAAGCTAGAAACAAATCTTGATGGGATAGCAGTTACAGGAGATGTAGAAGCTGATGAGTTTATAGGTGATCTAAGAGGTGCTGTATTATTTATAGCTCAAGCTGGAGAGGCTTTGACTAAAGGAGATGTAGTTTATATATCTGGTATATCTGGTAACACTACAGTAGTATCTAAAGCAGATAATGATGCAGCAGGTAAGATGCCTGCATTTGGATTAGTAAATGCAGATGCTAACTTAAATGCCTCCTGTGAAGTAGTAACCTTTGGTACTCTATCTGGTATTGATACATCATCATTTAGTGAAGGAGACGAATTATATGTATCACAGTTTCCAGCAGGATTACAAAATACTAAACCATCTGGAGAATCAAGACAAGTACAGAAGATTGCTAAAGTAACTAGATCTCATGCTACTGCAGGATCTGTAAAAGTTATGGGTGCAGGTAGAGTTAATGATACGCCTAACTTAGATAATGGAAATATTTTTATAGGTAATTCTAGTAGTGAGGTAACTACAGTTTCTTTATCTAGTCAAATAACTACTACTGGAGATAGTAGATACTTACAATTAACAGGAGGCACTTTAACTGGTGGTTTACTTTTACAAGATAATGTTATATTAGATCTTGGTACAGATAATGATTTAAGAATACACCATACTGGTAGTGCTGGTGTAATAAGTAATAGAACTGGTAATTTAACAATACAAAATGGTGCTAATGATTCTGATATTATTTTTAAATCAGATGATGGTAGTGGAGGGTTAGCTACATATTTTGCATTAGACGGTGGAATTACCAGAACAGTTGTTTATAAAAATTTTAATTTTCAAGATAATGTAAAATTAGAAATGGGTACTGGTGCTGACTTGGAGATATATCATGATGGTCATAGCGTTATTAGAAATCAAACAGGCGATTTGTATATTGATAACTATCAAGACGATGGAGATATAATATTTAGAAGTGATGACGGCACAGGAAGTCAAACACCATACTTTCAATTAGATGGTAGTGATTTAAATGTAAAAGCACATAAGGAGTTTCGTTTTTATGACAATGTTAAATCTGTATTTGGTAATTCTGCTGACTTACAAATATTTCATAGTGGTGTAAGTAGTTCTGTTAGAAACTTAACAGGTCATCTTTACATACAAAATTTTGCTGACGATTCAGATATTGTGTTACAGTCTGACGATGGTGTTGGTGGTATTACAGATTACTTTAAAGTAGATGGTGGTTCTGGTTTAAACATATTTTACAAAGATGTTTTCTTAGGAGATAATGTTAAATCTTTATATGGAAATAATAGCGACCTTCAAATATATCACGATGGTGCAAATTCTGTAATTGCAGATAAAGGTACTGGTCATTTATTATTAACAGCACCTTCTTTTAGATTAAGAAACGATGCTCAAACAGAAGAGATTATAACTGCTGATGAAGATGGTGCAGTAAAACTTTACTACAATGGAAGTAAACGATTTGAAACGACAGCAGGTGGGGCTGTTATAACAGGAACGCTTGATACATCTGGTACTATAGTTTCTACTGGTGGTAATATTAGAGTTGGAAGTGATACAGGTAAGTTTTTAGCAGGAGCATCTAATGACCTGCAAATGTATCATGATGGTAGTCATAGTTATTTGGATGAAGCTGGAACAGGAGACTTTAGAATAAGGTCTAATAGTGCTATAGCTTTATTATCAGATTCTAATGAAGATATGGTTTTAGCTGTAGCTAATAGTTATGTTAAATTATTTTTTAATAATTCTGAAAAGTTAGCTACGACAAGTGCTGGTATAAATGTAGGAACTTTTACATCTACAGGCACTAGCACTTTAAATTTAATATCAGAAGCTGAACACGATACAAAATTAGGATTTTTTGAAGATAGCCTAAATTATGGTTTTAGTATAAATTACGATGGTGGTCTTAATGATTTTATGATAAGAAGGCATGATAACTCAGCAACTGGCTCTCCAGTTTTGACCTTCTTTAGAGAAAACAATAATGCGATGTTTGTAGGAAACATTATAACATCTGGTAATATCCTACTTAATGAAAATCGTATTCTCGCCAGAAATACATCTGATGGAAGTGATAATGGTTATATAGCTGTAGTTGGAGGTGGAGCTGAGAGTGATGGTAGAGGTGCTATCATTAGATACTATGGTAATGAACACGCTTCTGAGGCAGGTAGATTAGCTATATCATCTGGTAATGTTAGTGGTGCATATATAGATTTCAGAGTAGCAGGAAGTGAACGTATGAATATTGCTTCTGATGGTACTATAAAATTTAATTCTTATGGAGCAGGTTATTTAAAGACAGATGCTAACGGAGTTATATCTGTAGATAGTTCTACTATAGAAGATACATTAGATAGTGTTACTGATAGAGGATCAACTACAACTAATGCTATAAGTACAGGCGATATAACTGTTGATAACAAACTTAATTTTACAGGTACATCATATCAAATAAGTGGAGGTAGTAGTGTAGGTGATATGAGATTTGTAGCTCCTAGATTTAGATTTTATGAAGATACTATCTCTGGTACAGCTAAATTACAAATAGATGGAGGCAATGCTACGTTTGCAGGTGATATATTTACATCTGGCTTATATGTAAATGCAACAAGTGCTGTAGCAGG